TAAAAACGTCTGTAAACCCTCATTTCAAATCTAAGTATGCAGACCTCTCCAGTTGCATTGACGCTGTTGTCGGGGCTTTAAACGCCAACGGCATAGGTCTTATGCAACGCACCTATGAATGCAAAGATGGGGTGATGGTTGAAACAATGTTTGTGCACGAATCTGGGGAAGTGATGGAGTGCGGAATGCTTCATGTCCCCGCCAGCAAGCACGATGCAATGGGTTTTGGTAGCGCCTTGACTTATGCGCGGAGATATAGCCTTTTGACCGCCAGCGGCCTCTCGCCAGATGACGATGACGGTGTAGCGGCATCCCGCCCTGCACCACAGATTGACGCTGGAATGATGGCAGACCACATTGCCGCCATTGATGCCAGCGCCAACAAGGAGGAGTTGCAAACCGCCTACAAAGCTGCCTTCGATGCTTGCAAGGGCGACCAAAATTGGATTGCAAAGGTCATCAAAGCCAAAGCAGACCGCATTGCCAAAGCAAAGGAAAAGGCATGAGAAAAAAGAAAGAAATTGGTCTTGAGGAAATAACCCTCAAAGACTTTATCGCCATTTTTGCCATGCAATCTTTTATTTCTGGATGGATTAGCCGTGGCACATATCCAGAAACAGATTTAATCGTTTCTGAACTTTCATACAAGATGGCAGATGCCATGCTGGAGACACGCAATGGAAATTGAACAACGCACAGAAGAATGGTTTGCCGCACGTCTGGGCAAGGTAACCGCCAGCAGGGTGGCAGATTTGGTTGGCAAGACTAAGACGGGTTACAGCGCCACTCGGGACAATTACATGGCGCAACTGGTGGTGGAACGCCTAACCCAAACCAAGGCAGATTCCTACACCAATGCGGCAATGCAGTGGGGCACAGATCAAGAACCCTTTGCACGGGCGGCGTATGAAGCGGCACAGGGCGTTATGGTGGAAGAAGTGGGGTTTGTGCCTCACCCATCAATTGAGTGGGCTGGTGCGTCCCCTGATGGCCTTGTTGGGGACGATGGGCTTGTTGAGATCAAGTGCCCCAATACTGCCACCATGATTGAAACGCTGCTATCCCAAAAAGTCCCTGGAAAATACTTTATCCAGATGCAGTTTCAGCTTGCTTGCACAGGTCGAAAGTGGTGCGACTATGTGGCGTTTGACCCTCGAATGCCAGCTAAAGCACAAATGTTTGTCAGACGGGTTGACCGTGATGATGAATACATTGCACATCTTGAAGAAGAAATTGCAAAGTTTCTTGTTGAGGTGGAATCCCAAGTTCAAAAATTAAACGCAATCATTGAAAGCAAATAATGTCCAAAGTTAAAAAAGAAATCACCGCCATTGTGGGCCAATACACCAATGCCCAAGGCCAGCAAAAGAACCGTTACCAGCGCATTGGCAGCATCATTGACACCCGCAATGGTGAAATGCTTAAACTGGATGTAATTCCTTTGAAGGAAAACGGCTGGGACGGATGGGCTTATTTGAACGACCCCAAGCCCTACGAACCCAAGGGCTTGCCAGCAGATAACGATGACGATATAGCGTTCTAACCATGCTTACATTTCCAAGGGTTCGCAGTTCTGACCCGCTGACCTCATTCCAGGCAGCGGATTCAGCCAAGGAATTGGCTAACAAGCACGGCTTGCTGATCGTGGATTGTCTCCAGCGTTTTGGCGCAAGGGGCAAAGATGGTATTGCTGAACTAACTGGGTTAGATGGCAATCAAGTGGCTAGACGTTTGCCTGAGTTAGCCAAGATTGGCTTGGTGGAATTAACTGGGCAAGTTACTAAATCAAAGTCAGGCAGGGCAGAACGTGAATGGCGGTTTGTACCTGTACAACGAAAGTTAATATGAATGAAGAAGATGAAGCATTTGAAGATTTAGCCAAGCGGCAAGGCGATTGGGGTATGCAGGGGTCACGCAAACACCAGATTCTTAGATATGCTGAAAATGTTGAACCAAAGGAGAATATGAACAAACCAATTACATCCAAAAAATTTGCATCAGACCTGTGGGGCGTAATTCAAATGGCGATTGAAGAAGCTGTCTTGGCCGAACGTGAGGCGTGTGCAAAGTTGATAGAGGATTTGCCAGCACCAGACGAATACAGCGACACAGACAAGTCAATGTGGGATGTGACTTGCATGGATTGTGCAGATGCCATCAGAGCAAGGGGACAAGCAAGCGACAAAGCGATAGCACAGCGCATTGTCCCTCTCTACACCATCTCACCACAGCGCACAGAGCAGAACTTCTGCCCCCGCTGCGGCAAACGCACACCAGACTTGACTCACATTCACACTTGCACACCACCACCACAGGAAAACACATGATGGGTTTGTTTTTGGTCTTGTGCCTGGGCGCTGCCGTTGTTGTGGCAGTCGCCTGGGTATTCGTTCAAATCCTGCTATGGATGGAGGAATAGCGCCCGTTCATCCTGGCGGCGTTTAACCAGCCCTGGCAAGACTTTGCCACCGCCCTTGGTGTACTTTAGAAATTCATCCGCAGCACCCGCCTTGTCGCCTCTAAGAATCTTCTGGCGTAGCGTTGAACGCTGGGTTGTTCCCAAGCCGCAGTTAAAAGAAAAAGAAACAAGACTGTCAAACATCCCTTGGCTGAGATCGACAGGAAATAAAATGTGGACTCCACGTTCAAACCTTGTGAGATCAGTTCTAAGAATGGTGTTTACTTCTTCTGCTGAAAACGTGCGGTTATCTTCTGGGCGTAGCTGATAACCATCTCTTTGATCAACAGGCATCTTGCCTTGATCTGGGTAAAGTACATGACCAACTCCAATCGTCCAAAGTTTTGCAGGGCATCGGTAAGGCTTAAACCTCACCCCTTCATGGTGCTTGACCATCTCCACAGCTTCAAGGCTGATGTTCATTTTTTAAACGCTTGACCGCCAAACCAAAAACTGACAATGCAAGCCCAAATAATCTGAGTCTCATCATCCCACAAATGGTTTAGCGCCACATCGAAGGCTACATCTGTGTGCCAAGCATAGTAAAAACCAAAGATTTCAACAAACATAAACATCACAAACATACCGTAAGTGATGACGCTACGGGTTGCCGCCCTCATGTTGATCACCCAGGTTGATGCACCTTGGCCCAACGCCACATCATGGGCATACAAGGCTTGGCGTTCTTGCATGGCGGTCTGGGCATTGGTGACCTCGGCGGTAATCTGTATCTGCTCAGTTTGGATATGCTCGATGCGTTCCTGTGCTTCTAGGCCAGCTTTCTTGAGGGTCAGTTCCCGTTCAGTTTGCATTGCCGCCAGCGCCAGTTCATGTTTCTTGTCGGCACGGTCTTGGATAAATTCTAGGATTTTGGGAAGACCGCCCATCAGAAAACTAATTAGGCTTGAAAACAAGGTAAGCATTATTTTTCCTTTGATCGGTTGACTGCTCGCATTTTTTCCTCAAGGATGGCAATGTGCATTCTGTTGATTTGAATGTCATCCCTGTTCTTTTGGATTTCTTTTTCTAAGTCTTGGCGTAGCTTCTCACGGGCTAATTCAGCGCCAGAATTTACGGCTTGTCGGTTGTCGCTGGTCACCACCAGACTGATCTTGCTGTTTAAGATGGTCACCTCATGGGCCAAATTAGACAGCGCCGACATAAGATAAACCACACAGGAAAACAACAAAGGCAACAATGCAAACGTGATCTTTTCAATCAATGCGCTTTTGCTTTCCATAGCTTGGATTTTTTCTTCAGACATTAGTTACCTTTACTGAACCAATGGGACACATAGCCCATTGCACTAGAAATGGCAGACACCAGCGCCATGCCAGCCCAGAACCCGCCCCGACCCTGATTGGCAAGCGCCACCAGTTGTTCTAGCTGGCCTTCCATCTTGGACATTTTTTTGTCCATGTCATCAAATCGGCGCTCGTAGTCCTCGACCTTTTGCCAAAGAACGCCATATTTAACAAGGTCAATGTCTGCCATCACTTGTTCAAATCTTCAAGTTTGTTTTTGCCCGTTTGCTTGCCAAGGGCCGTAGCTTTTTCAATATCTTTTTGAGATTTTTTAGCTTCTTTAGTCAATGCTTTTTCTTCTATCTTGGCTTTATATTTTGCGCCAGCTTGTTGCCCAAGATATGTACCAACGGCAGCGCCAGGGGCTTCACCAACAAACCCGCCAAGGGCAGCACCAGCGCCAGCACCAATTTTGGGTAAATTGCCTTCAATCACGCCAACCCGTCTAGCTTGCAATGCCGCACCCTCATAGGCGTGTATTCCTGGCACTATCTGCCCAACAGTGTTCAACAGGTGAAACCTGCGAACTTCATCAGGTGGGAACGTTTCTAAAATCTTTTCACCCACCAAGGAATTCATTGTTTTGTTGGCTGAGTTTTGATTCCACACGCCCATTTTGTCTGACCCAGCTTTTTGCACTTCACGGGCTAAAGCACCATCAATTTCAGCAACAGCAGCGGCGGCTGATTGGCGCAACTCCTGTGGAACTGGTGGCATTCCTTCAGGCGCACCCTTTACATTGCCATTTGCAAGATCGTTCAAAGTTTCCCGAATGTGCCGCCATTGGTCTTTGGGCAAGTTGTTTAACTTAGATGGGATTTTTTCCAATGGGGTTGATGATGTAATCACCCCGTTTTTGTCCATCTCACCAAACAAAGTTTTTATGCCTTTAGAACCAAATATGGTTTTTTCCACTTCATGGATTCTGTCACCCAACTTGTACAAAGCAGGGTCAGCAACTGCCGCAATGTCTTTGTCAATAGCTTGGTTAACCCGCCGAATGGCATTAGCGTTTTGCGGTGTCCAATCGGCATTGATTGCTTTACGCACGGCATCATAAGCAGCGACAGACCCAGGTGGGTGCATCACGCCGCTAATATCTTCAAAGCCAACTGTCTTTGCAAGGGTCAAATAATCTTTGGCGGCTGACTGTACGCCCTCAACGCCTTTGATTTTTAGCCCTGCCGCCCATTGAGGGTTTTTCAGCAAATCATCAACATGGGTTGTTTTAATTTGATTGCTACCAACCCTTTGATATGCCGAATCGTAAACTTGTTTTTTGGCTTGATTCAAATACCCCATGATGCTAGACGATGCCATGTCATCAGGTGATGTTCCATACAAAACATCATTGATACGTCCACCACGTTGTTCGTCATTGATCAAATTGCGTGATGCGCCTGTGGCATCAACTCGTTCATCTGCATACTTTGACAATGCAATTTGTTCATTAGCAATTTGCTGTTTAAATAATTGTCCCTCGGGCGTGTCTAGTTTTGCTTTGGTGTATTCATTACGCAATAAATTCTCATTACCCGTCACCACTCCTGGCCTTACGCCAACCCCTGGCATCACTTCTTGAACCGCTTGTGAACGCAATATTTGCTCGTTAACAGGCACATCTGTTGGGGTTTTGGAAAGTTTAATTTGTGGGAATTGCCCCCGCACAGTTTCCTCGCCAGTAATCTTGCCAGCAAAAGGATTGTTTGCGGCGGCGGCTGCGCCAGCACTTCCCGCTGGTGCTTGCTTGGCCTCAAACTGGGCTTGCGCTTGTTCTTTGGTTAGCTGTCCAGGCTTAACAATTTGCAACTCGGCGGCGGCTTGCTTAATTGGTGTGGTAACAGCTTGTACCGTTTCTTTCACAACAGGGGCAACTTCTTTAATTGCTTGCGGCACAGCAACAGACCCAATGACCACCATGTTTTTAATGTCTTGTTCGGGTATGCCTGTTTTTTCAGAAATCTGTTTGGGTGTCATGCCCAATTGTTCAGCCATTTTTTTGACTTGCTCAATAACAGGCTCAGTAATGCCACCCAATGGCTTTTGATAAGTTTCTTTACCTGTAAGGCCCAACGCCTTGCCCAAAGGCTTGTCAATGCTTGCGGCGGCGGCTTGCCCCGTTTGCTCTGCTCGTTCGGGGCTTTGTGCCGTTCTTGCCAATGCTTGTACTGCCGCACCATATGTTGCAGGGACAATCCCATAAAGAGTGTCGATAGCGCCAGCCACACGTTCGGGAATTTCACGCTTGGTTTCTAACGCACCTTTTAGGAACTTGCCAACCAATTGGCGAACGCCCCCAGGCTCAGTAACTTGTGCCGCTGTTTGTGCAAGGGCTTGCCGTGCGCCACTTGTGGGCGGTTGTTCAATCGTGGCAGCGGGGGCGGCTTGTGGGGCGGCAGGGGCGGCTTTTGCCGCAACGGGTGCGGTGGCAGTCTTGCCAGACAAAAAGGCTTCTAGCGGGTCACCAGAGGCGGCAACGGGTGCGGATGGTGCAGATGGTGCGGCGGGTTGTGCCTTACTTGCTGGCGCACGGGATATTTCCCTAGTCAATCCAGCAATGTCGGCTTCTAACCGCAGTTTTTGTTTTGGGTCAGTTGTTTTTGTCAGCGCCGCCTGTGCTTTGCTTAATTCAGATTGCAAGATAGACAGAGAATCTTTATCCCTCTGGGCCTGTACATCAGACGCAACTCGGGTTGATTCGGCTGGCTTTTTTGGCGGTTCTGCCACCGCTTGCCCACCAAAGAATTTCTCTAGTACATCAGCCATTTACAAACTCCCAGTTTCTGTCAGCTTTTTAATGTTCTGATACTTTTTCAGAAAATCCTTGTACTGATTGGCATTGGGAAAAAGTTTAGTTAATTCTTCTTTTTGTTTAGCAGGGTCAGTTATATCCCGTGTTATGTTCATGGCTTCAAAAATCTTGCTGTCAGCATTGGCGTTCCATGCTTGCTGGTAAGCCTTCATGTTGTTGTCGCCAAATTTTTGGGAAAACTGTTGTGCGCCTGTGGCTTGCATATCCAGATTGGTTTGATCAGCTTGCACCCTACGGGCAATTTTTATCAAGACCTCTGGCGGCACTTTAATTGTGCCGTTAGCCACCGCTTGCATATCCAATCCAGCAACAGTATTGCCAGCACCACCCATAGCTGTGGCATTAGATAACGCAAGGTTTGCCAAGTCTTTAGCAAGCATATCGTATTCACTGCTTTTCATTGCAGACAAAACTTTTTGCTCTAATCGACCCATCACGCCACCGCCTGGGAAAAGTAAATTTTCCCCAATGCCAGATGCCGTCTGGATAACTTCTTCCACGTTCCTGCGCCCTTGAGTCAATTTGCCTTGGGCTTCCACTAATCTATTTCTGTATTCTTGACCAGCCAATTGGTCTTTTTGCTCGGTTGGTTCGGCAATATAGGGTTGGTCTGCTCTGCGTACAGGGTAAGGAACACGCATACCTGGGGCAACTTCAGCGCCAGCGCCGACAGCACTTGGCCCACCAGTTGATGGCACATTTGCTTGCAGTCCGCCAGCCATGCCAATGGTTGAAGTTGGTGGATTTATGCCATATCCAGGCGTGGTGGTGATTGTCTTGCCTTCTGGCGTTGTCGTAATGGTTGGCGCAAATGTGGTTTGTTGCTGCGTTGGTGTCATGATGGCCTGACTTGCTTTGATCAGCGCATCAGTAACGCCTGGGCCTTTTTGCATTTGCGAAAACATAGGCACATAGGCTTTTTCCACCAAATTTTTCATTTCTGGGTCGTTGGGATTTGTGGCAAGAAAATTTTGCAATTCTCTATTTACAACTGTTGGGTCATCTACACCAAAACGACCAGCCGCCCCTAAAAACGATGAAATTAACGCCTTTTTATCTTGCGTTAAATTTTGCTTTGCTCTTAAACCCTCGGTCTGTGCCGTTCCCAAAGTTGTGATTTTTTGAACATAGTCAGGGCCAGTTAAAGGCGCGATCTTTGGAACTGCGGCGTTGATCTTGTCAATGTCAATACGCCCATCAGTTTGAAAATTGTTGGGGTCAGCAAAAAATGTTTGTAAGTTTCGGCGCTCAATGTCGCCTTGCTCAACAACGCCCAATTGAATTTGCCCCGTTCTGGCGGCTTGTTGCTGTTGTTGCAACGCCAGCGGATTGATTTGTTCGGCTTGCTGATAGGCTTGCGCCCCCCTTGCAATGCCAAGCATATCGGCAAGTGAGGTCTGCGGCACAGGCTTGATCTCTGTGCCAAGCATCGGAACGTTAAAGGTTGCCATTTTTTATCCTACTAAATATTGGCTAAACCCTGCATCGTTATAGCCTGTGGGCAAGTTCATCATTCCAGCAGTTACACCCTGTGGGCGCAATAAAGCCCCCAAGGTTGCGGCGTTTCCAATCCCTTGCATACCCCCTGCCATAGCGTTTGCAGCCCCGATCTGACCAGCACCAAGGGCAGATGCGCCCCCTATGCCTAGTTGACCAATGTTGGCGGCAGTGCCTGTGCCAAGGTTTGCTGTCTGCCCCGTGGCGGTTTGCCCAATGCCAGCAATTCCTGCCAATCGGTTGTAAACGTTTCCAAGGCCAGTTTGCTGTTGATTAAACTTTTGGGCTTCTTGAGTCATGTAATTTTGCAAGGCGTTTTGGTAGGCATTGCTTGCGTAATCTTCCGCAAACTTAATCCCGCCTCGTTCAACATTAGACCCACCCCCGCCAACGTTTAGGGCTTGACGGGTTGCGCCTAACCCTTGACCCTTCATAAACTCATAGTTTGGGGCAAGATTTGTCTGCAAATCGGCAGCGGTAAATGGCTTGTATCCCGCTGGAAGTTCTGTCAGTTGCGGCAACATTTGACCTATTCTGGTAAGCGCACCAGTTCCAGCAACGCGATACGGTTCTTGTTGCTTGTTCAGAATGTCAAACATTTCCCGCTGTTGACGGGCAGCTTCTTGAGTAGCCGCATACTGCTGACCAGCGGCAGATGTTGCAGCACCCGCTTGCTGTTGCGAACCCATGTACCCTAATAACGCTGCACCGCCGATGGCCCATGCTAATGGCATGATGTTTCCTTTCGAATCAAAACTTCATCAACTTTGGTTGCATCAGTTTCATCTGTTGCATGGATGCAAAACCATTCACAATCTTCAAGCGCCTCAATTGTGTGGTGAATGCCTGATTTTATTTCTAAACAGGCTGGCGCGGTATATTCTTTTTGGCCTTCATCTGTACGCAGAATTATCCGCCCTTTGGCAAGAATGCTCAAATGACTGTAATTGTGGGCATGAGTCCCAGCAATAAACCCCGCTGGAATACGCATCCGCTTGGCATATAGGCCATCAGAAAAGTGATGTTCAACGCCTAAATCAACCTCAAACTTGCCTTGGTAGGCAACAAACAAATCAGCATTGTTCAAAACGTGCCCCCTTTGACCCCATTTAAGGCCGTGAAATCGGTGAATTTACCCGCAGCAGGGGTTGTGAGGCCAATGGTGGAACTGTTGATTATGCTGTTGGTGATGGTCACATTGGCAATCGACCCACCCGTGATGTTGGTGTTTGCCACATTCGAGGTGATGATGTTGGGATTCATCAACCATTGCAACCAAGGAACGCTGGGCCGTCCCGTAGTTTCGTCAAGGAATGCCGATAAGGGAATGTTGATGTTGCTGTTTGGAACTGCGGTTGCCATCAGTTATCCCCAGCAGACATTTTGAGTTCGGCAGACACAATGACCACTTTCACAGGGTCACTAATCACCACCTCAAAAATCCTGTCGCGTGACCAGCCCAAGCGCCGCCACAAAGCACGATTGACGTAGTTACCGATTTTGCCGATGCTGACCCAATGCTCATTTGAAAAAGTAGAACCTCCATCGTTTGACCATCTCAGCATGGCCTGGGGGTCTTGTCCTTGACCTAGATTCAACCCAACCCCTGGCTGAAACTGAATCTGGAATGAATCAAAATACTGGCGTTGTAAGTCTTGGGTCAGGTGAATGGCTCGGCGCAATCTGCGAATTGTGTTGCCGTTGTCTGTATATACAGCGTTATCCAAGCTGTAAATCTTGCCGTTTTCAAAGTCACCAACAATGTTTTTATTGGCAAAGAATGCCGCACAGTTTGACCGATGGCGCTTGTAAACCGCTAAATCAGAGTCCCAAGACAACCACTTGTGCCAGCTTTTGGTTGACAGGTCATAAACCCAAGTAAGTCCATATTCCCCAACGCTGGGGAAGGTGACCACATACATCTCATGGCCTTCAATCTGGTATGTGTAGGCAATCGCATCAGAAACCACAGAATTCAACAATGACTGTTCAACAGCGTGGGTGCTGATTCTAATCCAGGTATAACCTTCCATCTTTTCAATGGTTGCCGCACCTCTGTTGTCTTTTGCCACACAAGCAAACGTTTCACCCAATCGGGCCAGCGAATACTTAGCAACAATACCTGATTGACTTGAAGTCCCTGGCACTCGCTGAAATGGGAAACTGGTAATCCCTGCGATCACGTTGCCCACATCTGTCCAAACCTCGGTGGTCACTTCTCCAATCAGATACACCTGACGCTGGTTCACAATTAACGTCACCAGCAGGTCAGATGACCCATCAGCCGTGCCATACAGGGCTTGGGTGGATAGACTAGACCCAAGGTCAGTACACGCCCAGTTTTGCGTTCCTGGCTCGTTGTAGATGTTGTAGTTGTCAACCACATCAACCACAGATGCACCCTGCCAAGGGCCGTCTGTGCTTGGCAACGTGGTAAATGTGTTGGTCGCCACCACCCATGTGTATCGATTAGGCCCATCCACAATGTAGGCGGTCAATCCATAACCCAAGTCGATGTTGTCTGATATGGATACCTGCCCCGCACTGGTGGTCAACGTCCCGATCTGGGTGGCAACAAATGAAGTGTTAACCTGATACACCCGATTCCCCGCCACCGCAATCAGGATAGTTCCACCTGACATGGTGTGCAAGCCCCGCACCTCTGCCGCCAAAAGTTGTGTTTCTTGGGTCAGTCCAGGCGTGGGGTATAGCGCCACAATGCCCCTGTCCCCAGGCTGCTTAGATGAATCAATCTCAGCAAAGAAATTGATGCATTCTTGATCGCCTTGGTAGATAGATGGCGCAACGTAGGATGTGCCGACAAAGCCAAAATCAGGCATTATCTGAAGCCCCCGTCCATAATAAAGCCAGCATCTCTAGCCCTGCCAACCATCAGACTGTCAGGGTATCGGGAAATTTGTGCTGGGCGCATATTCGTGCGTTTGACCGTGGCCTTACCTTGCCCCGCATAGGCGTTGATCATGGCAATCTGCACCTGATTGACCTTGCCAAACATTGGCAGCAAACGTTCAGCCAAGCACCACCGCAACGCCATGTTGTAGCCTTGGGGCAGTTGGATGGTGTCGTTCAGCGTGGAAAATTCCCTAAAGATTGTTTGGGTAAACAAGTGCAATTCACCCTGGGACGGGTTGGGATACACATAGACTGTCCCCAGCAGTTCAGAGGGCTGGTAATAAATCGCCTTTGCCCAAGGGCCGTTCAATTGCTTGATGCCAATGGATTCGTATTCTTCAAGGCTCAGAATCGACAAAGGATAGTCAAGATACCCGCCAGCAATGTTTGTCCCGCCTTGTTGTGTGGAAACCCGCACAAAGCCAGATTCAATTGACAATGGGCGCTCGTAATAGGCCGTAATGGGAAAAGGAATAATGGTTCCCGTCATGGCAACGCTGCCAACAGTTTGGGAGGCCGAAACGGTGTAAGTTCCAACCCCGCCAAGACCACTTACAAACGCTGTGATCGTAGTTCCAACGGTAACACCGCTTCCAGCAATGACAGAACCAACGCCTAAATAGCCAGCAGAAATGGCGCTTACAGTTAAGGTTGTGCCGCTGATAGACCCCGTGAAAGCTGGCGTAGGCGTGGTATTGCTGCTGGACAAGGTATATGTCCCACCCTCGTTAACGTTGCCCCCAGCGCCCGTTGTAAAGCCCACAATCCTTGTTCCCGATGTGATGCCTGTGCCTGTTAGCGTCTGACCAATGTTGATGCCGCCAGCGGTCACGCCATTTGCTGGAACGGTCAAGGTTGTGCCAACAATTGACCCTGTGAATGTCGCCCCCATTTGACCGCTTGGGCCAATGGTGTACTGAACCTGATTTTGCGTGGTCATGAAAATGATCTCTGACCGATAGAAAACCATCATGTTTTCATTCGACCATTGGGCAATCATGTCGTTGAGCATATCCAGACCATCTTGCGCCTCGTCTGCCGTTGGCACTTCACCAGCGGCGACAGCGCCAATGTCCTTCATGGCTCGGGTGATAATGTCAATCGGCTGGGTCATGGCTTATCCTTGTGGCAATTGTGCCGCTTTTGTTTCCTCTTGTGCGGCTTGATATGCCGCAACCACATCAGCGGTATGTACCGCAACGCAAATGGCTTGAACCTTGGAATCTTCGGTGTTGTAACTATTTCCTGGGGCAACTATATGGCGGTGAAATGTGCTGCTAATTTGTTTGCCATTTTCCAAAATGGCGGTTTTGGTTCGCACTTGAACGCAACCATTTTCAATAACTTCAACTAAATCAACAGAAATAATTTTTTCGAGGGCCATGATATTTCCTTGTTTCCAACCTAACCATCCAGTCAGGCATTAAGGTTTCCAGTTGTCCGAACTGGTACGGGTTAAACCAATATCTTGTACGTCATTGTAAAACTCACATAATTACTGCCAGCCCCTGTTGCCATATTTGCCGCAGTTTTTGACGTTGGCGCAGCCCCGCTGTTGACAACTTGAGGTATGACATAAGTGGTATTTGAAATCATGCGTACTTGATTAGGATCGCCTCCAGAACCCCAATTTACAGAATAGCATCCAGCATCAGAATAATTTACTCCAGTACCATTTCCAGCAAAATCCATAGAAAATGGCAAATTGGTTATTTTCATATTTCCAGATGCAGTACCTATTGTTATCGCATCAGTTGATATTAAACAAGTTATTGTTACATGGTCGCCAACAACAACGTATTTGCCGCTTTGATTTCCGTATGTAAGAACCGAAAACGCCCCTGCTGTTGGCTCGTATTGAGGAGTCCAAACGCCTTCCTCATAGCGGTCAAGAAGTGACCCGCCTTTTAATTGTGCGCCAAAATAACCGTATGCCGTATAACTTCCGCTTGAATTATCATACACAGACCCATTTGACGAATCAATGGCAAATTCGTTTACCAATGTATTTGTGCTGCTGTTATTAATGGATATGCGCCTTGTGCCTGTGTTGCCACTTTCCCAATAATTATTTTGAATTCCAGTGTTATTTGAATCACCAGCAATTCGAATGTTGTTGGCAAGCGAACCAAAAATATTATTGGTGATCATCAAATTTGATATATTTGATGTTTGAATATTTCCACCAGAATTGTTGTAGTCTGGGTTGATTGAGTTTAATTGATTTGAAATAAATATTGGCGCAACCAGTAAGCCAATACTTCCCGTAGTCGGCGATCTTCCTTGTAATTGCACATCACGATACCAATTGCCAGTAGTGCATCCCGTCATCAACAACTCAAATGTGGGGGTATAGTTTGCAGCAACCCCGTTATCAACAGCGCCAGTTTTCAATGGGTCAAGATACAAAAAAGAAGAAAAGTTAATGTTTTTACTGTTAAGTTTTGCAAAATATCCGCTTTTGAATGTGGCTATATTTGCAGTTAAATTTGTTGGCACTCCAGCCATTACATAGTCAAATGTGTTTGCGCTAACATTTTGAATGGTAAAAATGCCGTTATATACGTTGTCTCCTGGCACTTCTGGCGTAGAAACACCAACCATTCGAACAACAGTACCGTTAGACAATCCATGATTAGCTTTAGTAACTGTTGCTGTTGTGCTTACGGCGGTAATTGAAGTAACATTTTGGGCAAGTTCTGCAAACGAATAGTTTTGGCCCGAACAATTAATAATCTGAATATATCTGCCAGCAGCAGAAATCATGTTAACGGTAATCGTGTTGCTGAACACGCAAGACGCATCCATTTGCAAAATTAAATTTTCAAACACGCAACCTTGCAAACTGCGTGTTGTTAGATCAGAACCCGTAATACAATTTTTGTCGGCAATAGCGTTAAATTTAAAGTTTAATCCTGCGCCAGAAAAATTACGCCATGCTTTATCCGCAAAAATACGCTGATTTGTGTTTACATAAATCGTGTCATTAACGGTATAGAGTTCTTCAAATAGAACACTTTTGCCCGTATCAATTGCGGCTTGAATTGCGGCACGATTTGTTGTTCCAGTAGTGTCAGATGTGGTTGCACCATAATCTTTGACATTGACAACTTGTGTGTCAATCATTGAGTAGGTTACTTTAGTCAAAGACATTTTTAATCCTTATACAAGATATGTTGCGGTAATATTCAAATATTTTGCAGCGCCAATAGTAATGTTAGGGAATGACCAAGCACCATTGTCCGCAGCAGAAACAAATTCAATGGTTGTGCCACCGCCTCCAAACCAGCTATTTAAAGTTTTATTTGGAATACTTAACCCATAACTTGCAACAGAACCAATTTGGTTAAGCCCTGATTTTGCGGTAAAAGGCAATCCAGTTACCAATAATTGACCAAGTGCGCCCGTAGTATCAACATTTACAAAAATAATGCTGACAGTAACAGTATTTCCAATTTTTGTGTAGCTGCCTGTTGCAGTAATTGCGACTAACGGTGGTGTTGTGCCGCCCGTCATTGTTCCTGTCCAAGTACCTTCTTCATAGTCAGCCAACAACTCACTTGTACCTGTGCCTGGCGTAGCAGAAAAGTCAATACCTTTGCCTGATGTGCCGATGACTAGGTTGCCAGTGCTTAACGTTACATCCCCAACTAATGTTGGAGTTGTAATGCTTGGGCTTGTACTAAACACCAAATTTGTAGTGGTTGTGCCAGTTGCACCAGAAGCAGAATAACCTGTAATGTTGTTGAATGCCGTGATGCTGGCGGTTGATGCGTTTGTGCCGCCATTCGCCACAGGCAAAACACCAGAAACATGAGTGGTAAGACCAATCTTGCCCCAGCTTGGCGCAGTTGATACACCACCAGAAATAAGCGCATTGCCCGTGGCTACATCAGCTAGTTTTGCAAGGGTTGTGGTGGTATTTGCATAAAGCAAATCCCCTACCGCATACGATGTTAGCCCTGTACCGCCAGCCGTAGCTGGGACAACTTTCCACCCAATGACTTGCACCGTTGCAGCGTTGTCTTTGTAGAACAGTTTGCCATCAGTAATGTTGATTGCCAATTCGCCCGTGGCTAGATTAGCCGCCAACGGCACATTGGTTGCTGTACTTGAAGAATACAGTTGAATTGGGGTAAAACCTGTTTGTGCCATGTTTTGCCTTAGTTAAACATGACTTCAATAGATGAAGTAACGGGCGGGGCCGTTGAAAAGGTCAATGTTGTGCTGGATACGGTATATGTATTTTTTTGTTGATACACGCCGTTGATATACACAAACGTAAAATTTTCTCCTTGTGATGAATTACTTAACGTAAATATAGTTTGTGAACCTGTACCTGTAAAGTTGTCAACTTGAAATGCCGCCGCACCAATTCCAGAAATGTTGTCATAAGTTGCAATTAAAACATCGGTTGATGTATTTAAAACAAACTTATAAGTGGTTGCCAATAACCATATTTCGCCCCCTGGCACTCTGCCAGCAGAATCTAAAATAATTGGATTTAAATGTGCAATATTTCCAGCAGATGTGGTGTATGTTGTCTTTGGCGTAGTTGTTCCCGCCGCATAAGTGTAAATTTTTCCGCCCGACAACACCGTGCCATCGTTGTTAAAAAACTGCCACCCAGCGCCGCCAATTGGTGATAAAAATACTGCCATATTGATTCCTCAAATGCTCGGTGTAAAGACCTGGGGCAACCAGGGGGCGACAACGACCCGTTGAGTTGCCGCAGCTTGTTCATCTAATCTGGCCTCAACCTGTGCGCCAATGTCGGCGGTCACCCAGCCGATCACAATATCCTCAGTCACATCAGCAAATGGCACGGTCAATTTTGGCTCGGCAAATTTCCACCAGCCCTCGGTTTCCACCCCATTTTTAGCGCAGAAATACCGTGCGCCTGTGATCAGGTCGCCATCGGCTTGGATTTCCAAGATTTTCCACATCAGAATGTGCCCCCTGTGACCCCGCCCGTGGCGGTTAAAACGCCCGTGGATGGATTAAATTTGAGTTTAGTGGATGATACCTTGATTGGCAAATTTCCTGTGGTGGAAGTCACCCAAGACAGATACATTTCTGCCGCTGTGCTGGTGTCATCAGTAATTGCCACATTGGTTGCATTCGTAGCCGTTCCCGCTGTGGTTGCCGACCCTGCCGACCCATCAATGTTTACGCCTGTTAATGATTGGGCGCTGCTTGCTCGATTGAGTGCAATTGCGGTTGTGCCAACGTACAGGCTTGAATTTCCCAATACACCGCTGGGAATCGTGCCTGATAGCTGACCCGCTGGGAGACTTGTCAGGCTTGCCCCCGACCCGCTAAACCCTGTGGCGGTCAGTAATCCCGAACTGGGGTTAAAGTTGTACTTTGTGGAACTGACCAGCGTGGTCGCCAAATTACCCGTGGTTTGGTCAGCAAATAGCGGATAACGCACCGCATTGGTGGTCGTGTCATCTGTGACCGTGGCATAAGCGGTGGGGGTTGTCCATGTGGGGGCGCTTGCGCCATTAGAGGTTAAAACTTGACCCGCTGAACCAGTTGCACCCGACACAGCCAAAGTGCTGCTGAAATCAATAGTTGTGAATTTGCCCGTTGATGCTGTGGTTGCACCAATCGACATATTGTTAATCGTGCCAAGGTTTGTTGGGGCAATCTCAATTGCGCCTGTACCCGTTGGCTTCATGTGAACATGACCCGTACCCGTTGGGCTAATGTCAATCTGTGCATTTGCACCATTGATATTGGTAGAAACACTCAATGAAAGATTGTCACCACCACCAGCGCCCCAAGACAATTGACTTGTCCCGCCCGAATTACGCAAAGCCCCGCCAGCACTTGTTGCAGCCTCAAAAAATGGCCCGACAAACTTAGTGGTTGCCGTGATTGTTGTGCCTCTGACCGTGTTAGCAGTTGTCCCGCCAATCGCAGGGGGCGCAGACAAATCTAATGTGCCGCCCAAAGTCAAATTGCCCGTGGTGGTTACTGTGCCACTAAGGGAAATACCTGAAACCGTGCCTGTACCGCTAACCGATGTGACCGTGCCAGTTGATGCCGCTGACCAAGATGGAACGCCACTAGCCAACGTCAAGACTTGACCATTAGACCCAGCCGCCAAAAATGCCGTCACATCTGCCGCTGTTTGGTAAGGCAATGAACCAGCCGCACCACCCGCAATGTTTGTGGCCTTGGTTGCCGTTGTAGCCGTGCCAGCGTTGCCTGATACCGAACCCGTGATGGTGTTGGTAACCGTCAAGTCGCCCAGCGTTCCCAAACCAGTTATGCCCGAATAACTGCCCGACAATCTGGCGCTGTCAATCGTGCCGCTGGTTATCTGTGATGCCGCAATGGCAATGCTAGCGTTTGCCGCCAAGGTAATTTGGCCTTGTGAATTGACCGTGAAAGTCGCCACCTGGGAGGCCGACCCGTATGCCGCCGCAGTCACCGCTGTGTTGGTGATGCTGAATGTGTTGCCTGTCAGGGTTAGTCCTGTACCCGCCAAGTAAGACCCAGCCCCAGAAAACTGCGACCAAGTGATTGGGGTCACATCAATTGTGCCGCCTTGGTTTGAGGTACAAACCCAGCCCGTATCAGCCAAGGTTGCGCCAGATTCAATAAAGGTGAACGCTGATGGCACTTCTGCCCATATATTCATGTCAGCAGATCGCGCCCAAGCACCAGATGCCGCCACATAAATGCCGTTGAACTGGCTCAGAGTCTGATTCTTGACCAAAATCCTATCCCCAGCGGTCAGCGTGGCAACCCAATCACCCCCCGCCTGTACCGCCAAGCCAGACAGCGTGATGTTGTTAGTGGTTGAGTACACACAGGATGCTTTTACATCCAAACCCTGCGCCACCGAATCCACATAGCCCTTGTTGGCAATGTCTGTGGCGCTAGTTGGGGTTGTGGTAATCGTGCCCGTTACCGTGCTGATGTTAGTAAATGAGGCGTTTTCTGGGCCATAAAAAGGCGTTCCAGCAGGGCCAACAAAATACTGAAGGGCAAAGGTAGGCTCGGGCGCAAAAACGCCCTGCACAGGGACAAAATTAGTGGTCTGGGTGACCGCTGTGGTCATGGCTTACTCGAAATAAACCGTAATGCTTGCAGTTCCAGAAATCACGACATACAACCCGTTTTCACAATTGATGCCATCATAAAAATTGATGTTTGTTGCCGCTGTCATCGTGAATGTATCAATGATTTTCACATCTGTGCCAGGGGTCTGGGCATCGTAGACAGTCACGGTGGGGGTGCTAGTAACGGTGCTAACAAAAATGCCTTTTAGTTTTCCAGGTTGATTCTTGACCATTGCGGTGGCAGAAATCTGTGCGTAATTGGACATGGCTTGGCCTTTCAGTTCATCAAATTATATGCTTCAAAAGAGAAAAAGCCACCCCTTTTGAGGGCGGCTCTTTCACTTAGTTCATGCCGTTTTAAGGCAGGAACGACAAGTCGTAACCGTAGATAAATACGTCTGCGGTTGCGGCAGCGCCTTGGGCGGTGGTCACACGAATATACAGGGGGGTTCCCGTAATCGATGCCGTTGAGGTTGCGGCGGTCACAACAACTGCGGTGGTCGAGTTATTACCCGACAACGCATATGCTGATTTCACTGCTGTACCAGTAGCGCTTGGGCCTGTGTACACGGCAAGTTGTGCCGTGGTCAAACTGATGCTTGCGTTTGCAACAATGATGCTTTGAACGCTGACGTTACCAGCCACCAAAATGGGGGCGATAGTGTCAGCAACAGCATTGAGGTTAACGCCTTGGGCAGAGGCAATCAAGCGCAATGCCTGATTGGTTGCCAAGTTACTAGGGTGGTTGGTGGTGGTGCTTGCTGCGCCTGGATTAGACATGATTAAAGTCCTTTCAATGTTAATTAAGCTGCAACTCGGCAAGCGAGTTCGGGATACAGGGGCGCCCAACCATACAACACATCCACACGGGTGGGGATAGAGTCGTTATTGATGGTGTACTGACGCACGACACGCATTGACAGGCCCAGTTCCTTGTCGCTTGCACGACCAGCAAAGACCACCCCGTCTGGCAGCTCGAGATCAGCCGTCGCCAGCGTAAATGCATTCTTATGCATTACAATGTTCTGCGGACTTACTGTGCCAGTATTATTAAACGGGGTCACAACTGCGGTTGCGCTGGTGGTGGTAATGGTGACGTTCTGAAACTGACCACCAGTGATGATGGCAGGGGAAACGGTCACGGCAGTACCGCCGCCAGTAGCCACAGCGGTGGTCGAGGTCACCACAAAGCTACGCAACTTGCCCGAACCGTATGC